CCACGTCCAGAATGTCGCGAGCGGATACGATGCCGGGGCCGTCGGCACGGGCGATCCATTCCAGGCACGCGGCATCCACGTCCAGCTTCTCACGCAGGGGGCGGACGGGGAACTCGACACGCATCGGCACGAGGGCGCCGTCACGCAGGGCGTCGGCGACGGTGTAGCGCATGATCTCGTGCGTGAACGCGGACAGGGTGTCGCCCTCTTCGGTCAGGTACGGGGTGGCGCTGAATCCGACATGCGATGCGAGGGCGATGCCCAGCAGCGGCGCGATGGCGTCGCGTTCGGTGCGGTGGCATTCGTCGGCAACCCACAGCAGGCCGTCGGACTGCAGGTGCTCAACAACGCGGGGCACGGACGGGGCGCATACGACGGTCACGCGAGCGGTGGTTTTCGAGCCGGTGTAGAATCGGCCGACGGTCTCGCCGGTGATCTGTTCGATGGTCTCAGCGAGCTGCTCCACGAGGGCGATGGTCGGGCAGGTCACGACGACCGGGCCTTGCCACGAGACGCAGAGCAGGGCGATCACGCGGGACTTGCCGGCGCCCATGATCGCGGTGATGATGCCGCCGGGGGTCGGGTCGCGGGTGACGCGGTGCAGGGCTTGGCGCTGCCATGGTCGCAGGATGGTGCCAGAGCGTTCGCAGGCGGGTTTGATGGCGTGGCGGTCGTAGGTCATGGGGCGGCGCCCTGTGCCAGCCGCGCAACCAACCACGTCACCCGCACCGGGTCGGCGTAGTAGCCGCGGCACAGTTCCAGCAGGGTGCGGACGTCGGGCGGGCCTTCAATCGGTGCCATGGACAGCCCTAGCACGGACCCGGGCAAGGGGTGGTTGCAGCGGGTGCTGATGTCCAGCGCGGCGCGGGCGATGGTTCGTTCTCGGGTGGGGGTGTCCAGGTATGTCATGAGGATCCTTCTGCAGCGGAAAGGGCTTTGATCACGGCGTCGCGCACGTCCGGTTTGAGCTTGAAGGTTGCCCGTGTGGCAGCATCGCGAATGCTTTCAAGTGTGCCGTCGTGGTCTGAGTAGTGGTAGCGACCAAGGGACACCAGGTAAGGCGAGACGACCAGCAGCAGTCCGCGACCGTGCCCGTAGATGAGGTGCGCGTTCTTCGTTCCGGGGTGGTACCGGTCCCGCTCCCACGCGAGGGCGGGCCATATCTTCGGAGCTGGGTTTCGCTTCATGGCTGAATCCTCTCCAGCGCCTCCACAGCGCGTGCAATGGCGCCTGCTGCCGCCGGCACTCGCTCGGCATAGGCACGCAGGGCCGTGATGGTGTCGGCGATTTCGTAGGCTTTGAGGATGCTCGCCAGCTCCTGCACCGGGCGTGTCATGGGCCGGCCGGACTCAGCGAAGGTGCGGGCGATGCGGCGGTGTTGCGGGGGGATGGTGCGGGTGTCCAGCCAGCGGGTGACGGTGGCAGGGCTGACGCCACAGGCGGCCGCGATGTCGTGGGATCGGACGCGACGGGGCTCGCTGGTGGTGACGGGTGCGGGGTCGGAGCAGGCGCGGCGCAGGCGTTCGGCGATGGGGGAGGGGTCGGAGCCGACGACTTCGGCGACACGCAGGCGCCAGCGGGGACGGACGGTGCCGGTGCGCAGCCATGTGCGGACGGTGGCGGGGGAGCAGGGGATCAGGGTGGCGAGGGAGGCGGGGGTCATGGGCGCGCCTCCAACACAATCGCAGCCACGCGCTCCAGCTGCTCCGTCGTCAGACCGCGGTACAGCCCGCGGACGAAGAACGGCACGACGTGCGCAGCCACCTCTTGGCGGTGCAACTCGCGTGCGCTGGCCCTGGCGACGTCCAGCGATGCCCAGCCGGCGCACCGCCTGATGCCGATGTTGCGGTCAACCCGCGACTGCCCACCGAAGTCAACGCGCACGTGCCCAGGGCCGCCCTGCAGCGCGTAGCCGGTGGGCAGCAGCTTGACCACGACGAACCGGTCGGCGGTGCGGGTGGGATAGTCGGGCATGGTCCATACGGTGTCGCCGACGCGGAAGGCGTGGCGGGGTTGGTTGGGGGTGGTCATGGCTGCACCCCCGCGCCGCACTGGTGAGCGCCCCACGAGCTGGCAACGCCCGGCACGGTTGACAGGTGCTGGAACAGGGTGCGGCGGCCGTCGCGCATGGTGACGGGGATGCAGGTGGCGCCGCAGCGCGGGCACATGGTGCGGACAGGGGCGGGGGTGGTCATGTGGGGTCCGGGGTGGTGGGTTCGGTGGCGGTGGAGTTGGTCAGGATCCAGACGATGGGATCGATGCCGCGCCGACGCGCAGCCACAAGGCAATCCTCCACAGCCGCGTCAATGTTGCGGCGCTGAAGGGATTTCACCGATCCCTGCGCCGTTCTCAGTCGAAGGTCAAACCGGTAGCCGACATCCGTGACCTCGATAGCGAAGATCCCGGACTCGGTATCAATGACCGTGAAGTAGAACCGGCGGTTGCGCACTTGGTCAAGGATGATGCCCTTGATCCGGGGAAGGTCGATGGTTGCGATTCGGTTGCTGTAAGTGGGGTTCGGCATGGTCGCTCGGTTGGTTGCGGGGCAGTCCCCAACGTCTAGCGCATCATGGGGACGGGCGCAAGTCCCAAAGTGAGACAAAAAGCGAGCGGTTGAATCTGCTGGGCAGGGGTAGGGCACCCCTCCGATCTCGCTCGGCCTAGAACGGTGCGCTCTGTAGGTGGGTCGTCTGAGTGCCTGCCCTACTGCGTTTTTGCCTCTAGGGCAGGCTCTGAACCGCACGGCTCTAAGTTGATATGTATGTTTATTCTATTCTTTAGTTTTTGTTATTAGCCTGTTCCTTTCGCGGGTGCGCGCTCGCGCTCGCATGTGTGTACGCACACGCGGTATATATACACGCGCGCGCGAGCGCACACGCAGGCGCATACACGTACATGCGCACATGCGCTACGAGGCTATAATCCTTCGAGCAGATGCTCGTTTTCTGTTTTGAACCCTGTCTGAGCCGCACGGCTCTAAGGTAAAGAGGCGCCCTATGGTCAAAATCGAGGTAGGGCGCACCCCTTTCTAGGCCGCACAACGTCTACGTGGATCGGTGCCCTAGTGGTGCCCAGCGTATTCAATTGGCCCCTTGAGCACCCCTCGCACACCCTGTTGACATCGCCGCGGTACGTGCTAATGTACCACCCATGAACACGCTCACGAACATTGACGCACGAATTGAAGCGCTCCGGCGGCACCAGGAGGTTGCAACCGCTCGGGCGCAGTGGCTTGAATCGACCATGCACGCCCGCGGGCTGTCCCGGCGACAGGTGACGGAGCTGACGGGGGTGCCTTACGAGTGCGTCAAGAAGTACCTGCAGAGGCAACGCGCGGTGTCGGACGATGCCTGGGGGCGGTTGCAGGGGTTGGTGAATCCATGAGCGGCATAACAGGCGCGCGCGTTGGTGCGTCCAATATTCAGTGGCTTCCTGTCGCCAAGCTCATCCCCTACGCCCGCAACGCTCGCACGCATACCGACGCCCAGGTCGCGCAGATCGCCGCGTCCATTCGCGAGTTCGGATTCAATAACCCCGTTCTCGTGGATGCAGACGGCGGCATCATCGCCGGCCATGGTCGCGTGATGGCTGCCCGCAAGCTCGCCATGGCCGACGTCCCGACCATCACCCTACCGCACCTGAGCGACACGCATAAGCGGGCGTTTATTCTCGCCGACAACCGCATCGCGCTCAATGCCGGGTGGGATGACGACTTGCTGGCAATTGAATTGACGGAATTGAATATTGACGGGTTTTCGTTGGATATTCTGGGGTTTACTCAGGAGGAAATTGACGCGCTTTTATCTCCAGAAGTAACCATCGGCGACGGCGATCCCGATGATGCGCCGCCCCTCCCGGACGCAGCGACAACGCGCGCGGGGGACGTGTGGGTCTGTGGCGATCATCGGCTGATGTGCGGCGATGCGCTGGACACGCACGCGGTCGTCACGGTGCTCGGCTGCAACCCGTCGGCGTGCGTCACCATCTTGGATCCCCCCTATGAAATGGCACCGGTGGTCTGGCGCCGATTCATGACCGACCCGTGCATCTTCTTTGGCCCCGGCAAGGCACTGTCTGTCATCCCGCCGGAGCTGTACCGATTCGAGCGCGTGATTGCCAAGGCGTACCGGCATCGGAGCGCTACGGTCCAGATTGACCACCGGCACGCATTCATTGTGCAGGTCGGCAGCGTCAAGACACTCCCTGCCAATACCATGACTTTCCCGAGCATCGTTGAGCAGGAGCGCGGCACAGACACGGAGCACCAGCACCAGAAGCCGGCCACGCTGCTCGCCGAGCATCTGCAACACTGGACTCCGACTGGACTTCACGTGTTCGATCCGTTCTGCGGGTCCGGCTCATCCTTGGTTGCATCGGAGATCGCCGGCCGGCGATGCTACGCTGTGGAGCTTGACCCTCGGTTCTGCGACGTCGCCGTCACCCGCTGGCAGACCTTCACCGGCAAGGTCGCCACACGCGAGAGCGACGGCCAACCGTTCACCCCTTCACAGGCATCCAATGACCCGGATCAATGAAGGCAAGACCGAACTGTTCGAGCGCGACCGCAAGATCATCGCGCTCGCCCGCGCCGGCCACACCTACCGGGACATCGCCCGCGCGCTCGGCACTCACTTCGACGTCGTGGCGAAGGTCATCACCGCGTACCACAACGAACTGCGGGAGCAGGGCAACGAGGACGCAAAGAAGGCCCTCGCTGCATCGCTGGCACGCATTGACCACGCCCTGACGAAGCTGTGGCCGGACATCGACAAGGGCGACCCGAAGGCCATCGAGACAATGATCAAGCTGGAAGCCCGTCGCGCGCGGATGCTCGGCCTGGACGCGCCGGAGAAGTCTGACGTGACGATCACCACGCCGATGCGCCTGGTCTTCGGCGATGACGAATGAGCCCGCTCACGAGCTGGTCCTCAACCGGCCCCTGCCCGCGCAGCGCCAGTTCCTGTCCAGCTCGGCGAAGATCCGCCTGTACATCGGCGGGCTCGGCGCGGGTAAGACGATCTCCGGCACCTTCGCGATCGCCGGGATGCCGGCCGGAAGTCGCGGGCTGATCGTCGCGCCGACGTACCCGATGTTGCGTGACATCGTGTGCAAGGAGCTCGAATCGGTCTACGGGCCGCTCGTGCGCATCAAGCGCGCCGATATGGTCGCTGAGTGGCCGGCGTCGGGCATCACCGCCCTGTTGCGGAGCGCGGAGAAGCCCGACCGGTTGCGCGGCCCCAACATTGACTGGGCATGGGGGGATGAGGCGGCGATGTACTCGGCCGCGGCAGTGACGCAGATCATCAGCCGCGTGCGACAGGGCGAATCCCGGTCATGGTTCACGACCACCCCGCGCAAGGGCTGCGCGCTCTACGACATCCTCATCGCCAGTGAAGACCCGGACGTTGCGCAGTTCCGGTCCCGCACTGCCGACAACCGGCACCTGCCACCGGACTACGAACCGCGCCTTCGCCGCATCTACAGCGCCGCCCTTGCTGCTCAGGAATTGGACGCCGAGTGGATCGATGTCACCGGCGGACTGTGGCAGGATGTCGAGATTCCGCGCATTGAACGCTACCGACAGGAAGACGTGATCCGATGGGTGATCGGCGTCGACCCGGCCGCAACCGCTCGCGACGACTCCGACGAAACCGGCATCATCCTCGCTGCCCTGCACCGCAACCGCGACGACGGGAGCGAGTTCGTTGTCGTGCACCACGACTGGTCCGGCCGCTACAGCCCGGGGCGATGGGCTGAGATCGTCTGCGACTACGCCCGGCGCTACAAGGCGACGGTGGTGATCGAAGTCAATCAGGGCGGCGATATGGTCGCCCACACGCTCCGCACGGCGTGGGCAGAAGTGCCGATCCAAGAGGTCCGCGCCACGACTGGCAAGGCCCTGCGTGCCGACCCCGTGGTCGCGATGTACGAACAGGGCCGGGTCCGGCACCTTGGCGAGTTCCCCAAGCTCGAGACGCAGATGCGCGGCTGGGATCCGTCCGGCTCGCGTTCGTCGCCGGATAGGCTGGATGCGCTGGTTTGGGCGGTCTACGGACTGGGCATCACGGCACAGGAGCCGTCTGCCCACGTCCGCGTCCACGGCACCCCCCTG